TTCTAACATGATAATGTCATCTAGAATAGCATAAATCATAGGATTAGCCCACTGTAGCCAATCATCTTTTTTATAGTGAAAAACGCTTAGTCGAGCTTTGTCTAGGGGTATTTCTCTGTCGCCCCTTTGTAAACTTTGCTTGATTGCTGGGGGTAAAGTATCTAACACTGTACTTGGAATGTCACCGTTTGGAAACTTGTCGAGAAATGTGTTTGCTGAGAGTGTGTAATCTTTTGATCCCATAAATAGCGATAAATTACCATTCATCATCTTAACCGTGAGAGGATTAAAGAAATTGTACCGCCAAGGTATTTGATTGTCTGGTACGCTAGGAACATCTACGCGAATGTCTTTAGATAACGACTTCATGTATGTCGTTAACTCTGGAGTCATGTTTGCATAGCTGCGATATATAATTACATTTCCAGCTTTATACAGATTGTTAAGAAATCTTTCTGATCTTTCTTTACCATTTACGCTTTTAAACCACTGCTTGTAGAAGTTTTCTACGCTACTATTCTGGTGTACAATTTCTATTCCTTGGCTACCAAAATCGCCCATGAGGTCAATAATATTTCTAATAATGCCAACTTTATCGTAAGCATCCATGCACATTTTAATAGCACGGCGCTGCTGCTGTGGAACAGCTTCGTCTGGACGAAAAGCGTAATAATCGCTAGGATTAAAACCGGGCTTTACGGTTCTATTGGACTCAATATCAATAAAATTACGGTAGTGAGTGCCTTGAGCTTTAGGCAATCCAGTGTATGCTGAGATATTTTCAGAGAATTTAGCAAAAGCATCAGTTTTACTGGGTAAATCGTCATCATTCCAAGTTATCATTTCTTCGTTGCTCATAGTTCTCTCTGTAATTGGATTGTTAATTGGATTGTCTAATTACTAATACACATCTTTCATTTGATCTGCAAACCAGCTTGGTCCAGTGTACAATTTTTCATTTTCGTATGAATTTTTGTCACCGCCGCCCCTGCCGGTAGCAAAGCCGCCGTAGAAATTGTAAGCCTCTTGCTCTGGAGTTCTTTGTAGAACTCTTGCTGCCATATTGGCCATTAATAGTGCTGAATATCGGTCCTTTCGCATTTTGCTTTTTTTGCCAGTTCCCACAACTACTTCTGGCGTATCCCACCTATCTCTACCATTATTGGTTTGAGTCATTTGTATCATGGAAAGCTCATCTTTTAATTCTTCAATGTCCATAACGCATTCTTCTAAAGTATCGAACATTCTATGTTTAATATCATCTTGTGCGCTTGATAATCCCAAGCTTACGGCATCAAAGAATGGAAATAATAGAACTTTATCTTCAAAGTCTTTTCTCATTCCGTGATTAGCTTCCGCTAGCCATTCATATTTAGCGAATTGGCACATTTCAATAATGTGTAAGCCGCGCTCACCATCAGTATCTTTTGGCTTATCATCGTCTATGGTGGGCCAAAGTGGAAGTTCTCCCGTCTTCATCTTGTCTTGATCGTGAAGGGATTCTGTAACAGCTACACCGCCACCTTGAGCATCAATCGCAATATGTATGCATGGATAGAGAGCCATTAAATCTCTAATTTTCCTAGCGCAGTAAGAATAGAAATCTGTTTCTGTTGAATAACCCTTTTTAACTTTTTCTTTATGTTCTGATCTAGTAGTTGTCCAGCAATGAACAATTCTTCTGTGGTCTGGATTTATTTCAAGAACAACAATGCTAAAATTATCTACTTCTGATGCTGGGTCAACTCCAAAGATGTACTTTTTATTTGGATCTCCAATGAGATTTGCCTCAAAATGGATTGGAGTACCTTTGCTATCTTTGATTTCATTTTCCTGAGATATGACGCATGATTCAATTAAAGATCTCTTAAAAAACCCTTGACTATCTCTTGTAAAGCAAGCTCCGTACTCCATTTGGTAAATACCAGTATGAACAGTAGCTTTTGATCTAGCAACTTGGTCTGCATCCATAAATCCCTTTGGTAAAAGCTCATATGGCATACGAATAATAGAATACTGTTTCCAATCAAAACTCTCTGGATAATCTTCGCCACCAAACACTTCTCTTAATTTAGCTGGATTTCCTTGACTCTTAATAATTGCTTTCCATTTTTTCCAATATGTAGCAAAATGATTAAAGTCATAATATGCTGTACCAGATAAAACGATTTGGTTATCTTTAGACTGTTTTGATGCACTGTTATCATCTTCGATGATAATTCCTAGCTCTTCTGCCTTTTGTTTTGCAGCAAGCCGTTTAACATTTGCCACTGGATCAGCACTAACTGCGGCGAAACCAGCAACAACGTTTTCAAAAATATCTCTAGGAATAGAAGCAAACTCATCGCTGATAATATCATTGGCTCTTTGACCTCTAATTTTTTGACCGTCGCCTAGTGGAAGGCACGTAATTGTGCTTTCATTAAGCCTCATTACACACCTATCAGTATCACGCCTTGGGCCGCTATCTGCATCGCATATATCTCTTAGCATTGGAGAATTACGCCAGATAGTTTCCATGTATTCAAAGATAACCTTAGACTGTCTGAATGCTGCACCAACAACAACAATTTTTCGTCTTGGTAATACTAAACCTCTTAGCATAGCATATAGAGATAACATGAAAGATTTACCAAAACCTCGGCTAGCAATAAGCATTGGGAACTTTCTGTTCCATACTTCGTCTAATACTAATGCTTGAGATGGAAGAAGCTGTACATTAAGTATATAATGACAGAAAAAAGAAAGATATTCTGGTCTAGTCATTAACCAAGCCAGCTTCAAGTGAAAGTCTTCTTCACTTGGTCGCAATAGACTCATTGGATTGAATAGATCTGTGTCTATAGAATCCAAACCAAGCCAAGCTTCATCTATCTTTTTCAGTTCACTCATTCTTGTGCCAATCCGTAAGAACCGCATCCGCAAATCCATAATAGACTGCTTCTTCTGCGTTTAAATACCAATCTCCAGACTTTAGCTTACGAATAAGATATTGTTTAACTTGTTTTTCACTTGGTTTCTTTCCAAATTTGTCTTTAAAGAATTGGCCCTCTACGCATCGTTTAGCATAAAGATCAAACATGACACTGGCACACCTTCTTTCATAGTCAACAAAATTTTGTACACTTAAATAATCAGAGTTTGCAGCAGTTGACCCATAATGGCTCATAAAATGAGCATTGGGCGTCATATATCTATAATCAGCGGCTTGTAAAATAATACTACTCATTGACTCTGCTTGGCCATATACTATAATGCTTACATATGATCGACACATAGCTATGGCATCAAATATGGCCATTCCATCTTGCCACTCTCCACCAACACTCTGCATATGTATAGTAATTGGATTGTTATTTCGTATATCTAAAGCCCTTAGATTTTTAATAAAGGTGTTAGACATTCTATACTCAACGCCGGGATTTTGATTATCTTCAGCATGATAATGATTATGTAGAAAGATCTCTCTGGTGTTAATATTTGCACCATAATCATGAAAATCTTTCAATAGCTCTGGTTCCATGTTAAGTTTTCCTTCCAGTTGTGTACATTTCATGAACTCGCTTAAGAATGCTACTAACAGCCAAGAATCCGTTATATTTGTTTCCACAGAATATCACCTGAACGTTATTGTATAGTGCGAACTCAAAGAGACATTTCATCATATATTTACCAGTAATTTTAACAGATGCTTTATTTTTTAATGGTATTTTAGTCTCTTCTGGAAATTTTGCTAATTCTTCTAGGCTAAACTCTAAAATAAGAAATTTATGCGGGAACGGTTTCATACGCTCTATTTCGTCAAGGAAGGCGTATTTTTTCTGACCAAGATTAGTTGCAAGTTCTTCTACGCAGCCTTTTCTTTCTATACAGATTTTATCCTCTAGACCCTCTATTGAATAATCGCCAGTATCAAGCTTTCGCTCAATCATTCCTGCGCAAGTATTGTAATCTTTAAAATAGTACCCGTCTTGTTCTCGGGTGTCTTTGATTACAGTATATTTTTTTATTTCTGACATATTATCCAACTATAATCTTAAATAGGTTAACATAGTGATTTTCTTTGCCTTTTATAGAATCATGGCATTTCCTGCATAAAGTAATACCATTAGATAAATCATATCTTAGTGAGCTAGCCGTAGACCATTTTTGAATATGATGCACTTGTAAATTAATTCTAGACTTACAATCGGGCATTTTGCATCTTTTTCCGTCTCTTTTTAAGACATCTTTTCTCCACTGCGAGTAAGCCTCATCATTATAGTTTCTTTTCATAATTGCGCTATTTTATCTATTCTTATACGACGTTTAATTTTTCTACATAATATGCGAGTATTTATAGATGGATCTTGGTCCATTAGTAGCTTAATTAGTCTTATTAGTATCATATTACATGCATCATCTGGATCTTCTGCTTCTATAAAAATTAGTGAAAATGGTAAACTATATTCTCTAAGTACAAACTTTTTAAGTTCTATATGTAAATCAGATAGATCTACTGATAGTCTAAAGTTTCTCATCAAGTAGCATAAGCTTAATTAAGCCCTCTAGATTATGACGGGGTGTCCATCCTAATTTTTCCTTGGCTTTCTTAAAACTCCCTTTCAAGTATGGTACTTCAGACGGTCTATAGAACTCTGGATCTATTACTATATAATCTCGCCAACTTGGTAAACCTAGTGAATTAAATGCTATATCTAAAAATTCAGCAACTGTGTAAGTTTGTTCAGTACATATTACATAATCATCCGGGTGATCTTGCTGTAGCATGAGCCACATAGCTTCTACATAATCTCCAGCATATCCCCAATCTCTATACGTATCAATATTGCCAAGTCTTAACTTTTTAAAGTTCATACCCATAACTGGTCCATATATGTAATCATCAGATGGGTTTAAATGTGCTGGTTTTAGCTGATTTTGGTGCATCCAAGAAGAGAATGACTTAATCCAATTTGTAATCTTCTTCGTTACAAAGTTGTCTCCTCTTCGCGGGCCTTCATGGTTAAATAAAATACCAGCGCTAGCATGTAAATTATAGGCATCTCTATACATTCTTACGGCATAATGTGCGGCGCATTTTGCAATAGCATATGGTGAATTTGGCATGAATTTAGTGTTTTCGTCTTGATATTTATTACCATCTTTATCAACGTCGTATGAACTACCAAACATTTCGCTAGAAGAAGCTTGATAAAACCTTGCGCCAAACATATGACAGTCTACCATTGACTGTAAAAGGTTAATACAGCCTTTTCCGGTAATATCCCAAGTAAGGGCTGGTTGCTTAAATGAAGTTCCAACATGCGATTGTGCGGCTAGATTATAGATTTCATCTACATCATCGTAATTTCTAAAGATATTAATTACACTACTTACATCTGTTATATCGCCTTCGATCAGAGCGAAGTTGTTTGAATCTTCTAGGTGTTTTATTCTTTGAGTATTATCTGCGCTGCTTCTTCTTGAAACACCAATCACATTATAATTTTTAGATAGTAAAAGATCTGCGAGATGGCTTCCATCCTGTCCGGTTACTCCAAAAATAATTGCGCTCTTCATAAATCCTCCCGTAAAAATGTTTCAATACTTATAAGATTGAGCCAATAGTCTCTGTTCTTGCATAAACTATCCCAAGTTAGTTCCTCGTTAACTTGTAACATTGATCCGTGACCACGTTCTATAACTCCGCACCCATAATCAGTATCAACAACATACATTCTTAGTTCTGGATGTGAGCTTCTTAATTTTACCCAAGCTTTCCAACAGTCGCCCGTCCATTCTGGAACTTCTTGTGGAACTCTTTGCATAATTTCACTAGATGGGTTCATATCATGACATACAATATAACCACCTTTGTTTAAGAACTTTAGTGAATTATTGATATCTCTTAACACTTGGTCTGCATGGTGCAGCCCATCTATAAAAATTACATCAAACGTTTCTGTGTTATTCGCAAAAAAATCATCAGACGTTACATGGTATGTTGCTGGAGATAATGGATTGGGATCAACTCCAACTTTATACTCACATTGGATATTATTTAGATTAACGCCATCATTAATACCTATTTCTAGATATTTTTTAGCTTTAGTTTTGTAACACAATAAATTGATTAATTCGGTTCTGAGCATTTATTACTTTCTATATATCCAGCATTCTTCATGTATTGTTATATTAGTTCCAAATTTTTCATCAACAGCTTGTATAACACCCTGCCAGTTAGGATGATAATCGTGACCAGCAATATAACCGCCAGTTTTTACTTTTGGTAGCCAAAGTTCTATGTCGTTTTTAACAGCATCATATGTATGTTCCATATCTATAAATACAACGTCGCAAGATTCGTTATCAAAGTGTAGGCTAGCTTCACATGATAATGCTTTGATATGATTAAATTTTCTAGGACTCATATTTTCTAGAAACATAGAATATATATCTTGAGTTTTAGCAATTAGGTGATGAGAATCAAGTTCGCTAGCAGAGCCTTTCCAGCTATCAACTATATAAACATTGATACTTTTATGATCACATATGTCAACTAGGTAGGCTGAACTTTTACCAAGCCAAGCTCCACACTCAACGAATGTTCCATCTTTAGGACAGTTGGATACGAGAAAATCATATACTTTTTCGTGATTAAACCATCCTTTTATTTCACTATAAGGTTTCATTATTCTTTCACCGTATCTGGGGTTAGGAATGGTTGATCAACAAGCCCGTCCTCATACTTGTGGAACGCGCTTAAGCGTTCCTTTTCTTTTAGCATGGCTAATCTCATCTTTTCCATTTCAATACCATACTGTTTCATTGTTTCTGGGTCTTGCATCATGTTGGCTACCCACGAAATGAAACTTTGCTTGCTATCTTCTAATCTTTTAATTCGTTGCTCGCGCGTACCCTTCATTTCGCGCAACATGCTAGCTTTCTTACTTTGTAGTTCGCGGTAGTCTCTATTCAAACTTTCTTGAGAAGCCCGCAGAGAGGCTATCTGTCGCTCTAGATTGATAATGTAGTCTTGGTCTTGCTGGTCTTTGTCGCGTGATCGTTCATCTTTAACCATAACTTCGTATGATGAAATCTGTTCTATATTATCCTTATTCCCCTTAAGGCACCGGTTCATTAATATCTCTAATTTAATAACGTCTATGACTTGCAACTCTTCTGTTGGAAAAACGTCATCTTTAAACTGGGCTATAATACGACTCCAGTGATATTTAAATAGTTCCAACTCATCGTGAGTAAATTGAGCCTGTAGCTCTATCCAGTATGGCCTGTCCTCAAGAGAGAAAGCAGCTTCTTCTTCCAATGAAAGTCCGTGCTTAAGCTTTCTCTTCATGAACTGTTCAACAGAGTATGTATCCCTGTCTAGAGCCTTGGCTATGTCCTCTACGGTCATAGACTCTGCGTTACGAGAGATAAATCGCTCTTCTTCTTTTGAAATTCGCCCTTTACGCATTTCCGTGTTCTTTTATTATGTTTTTGATGATAGAAATAATTTCAGCTTTACGTTTCTTTGGTACATATACATCGCTAAGTATTTTTAAATAATCTGAGCGGCATTTAGATGGAAGGAATTTATCGATAACCTTGCTTATGTTGTATAGGTCTATATTAACGTCTAAATCTTCGTGTTCGGACTCAAGACAGTCATCATAAGATAATTGTGAGGGGTTTAATACTTTTTTCTTCTCTTCGTCATTCTTAGTAAAGTAATTGTCACGGACGAAATTCTTAAGTCGGTTAGATAGGTTGACTGATAAGAAGTTTTCAAGCGGGCGATTTTCGTCATAACGATCAAGGGCGTCAATACATATAATATAAGCTTCTTGTTTTATATCATCAACTTCATATCCATTAAACGTGTACTTGGGCGCGATGCGATCTACTACTAATAATATCTTTTTCATTACCTCTTGTTCTGACATATTTTTTGGTATCTTCATTCGTCTTTGAATCTCCATAGTAAAACTCTCCAACGAGATCCATCGAAGTATTCAACGGTGTCATCGGTTTCATTGTAAACTATGCTTCCTTTTTTAGCATCTATAATATCTTGTGGTACTAGTTGTAATATTTTGGTTTTTAACTTCTTGACATCAAGTTGAGAGCATGATAATATAAGTTGTTTGGTGTAACCAAGTAATAGATCAGTAGTTTTTTTGCATATTTCTGAAATTGCGAGCGAAGTAATATTACCATCTAATCTACCTATAAGCGAGTGTTCATCTACATTAACGATATTGATGGGGTTATCTGCGCTTGAGGCTACCAGTGAGTGTGGATCAACTAATAATTCTGGTAAAGAATGAGCATGATAAGACTGAACAATAATGTAATCGTCTGGATCTCTATACCTAAAAGCATCTACGGGTCTTAATACTGGGCCGATTGGTTCTGAACCATGCTTATATAGAATAGGCTGAAATCTTTTAAGAAGAATAAGACCGGGGGCTTCTTCTATTAGGTGGCCTATTCCAATCTCTAGATCAACAAGCTGCTTTTTATTGTATTTCTCAAGTCGATAGTAGAATTTACTATCTAGCCCAAAAGCTTTTATAAAACTGTTATTAGAAGAACAAGGAGCATTTTTTTGATAACGAAGCTCTGGAAAGTAATCGCATACCTCTTCTGTGCCAGACAAGAATATGTCGCAAGAGTTTTCTGTGGGAACGCCGCGTTCAAGAATCTGTATTGGAGTTGTCTTTAGTTTCATCGTCCTCAAGTTCCTTTAGTAATTCTTCCATTGGAACATCTGGTTGTTCCAAGTCCACCATGACGGATCGCTTGACTTCGGCCGTAGCTTTGCAATGCAATTCACAATCTAATTGTTTCTTTTCATTCATATTAGAATCTCCTCACGGTATTATACACTCTATAGCAAAAT